TATTTGTTGGGGACGTCTGGGATTTTGTCCCGGATCGGCGCACCCCCACGGACACCATGGCCGTTTTCAAAATGGGAGACGGAGCCAAGACTCTCCGGGACCAAGTGGTGGGAAGTGGGTTCAAAGGGGCCCCAATTGAAATTGTCCTCCGCGCTTTGGTGGAGTTATCCCCAAACCCATTTGACTCCGGAGGTGGTGGCCTTGGTTTTATCTTTCCCCCGGAGGCCGTGGTCCTCATCAAAAAGGCCGCAAGTGAACTCCCGATCCAATTGTGGGGGAACATTCCAGCCGGCGCCAACACGCGGGACCAAGTCAACCTCATCATGGACACCTTGGGACTGGAGTGGCGCGTCCACAATGGGACCTTTGTGGTGATGCGCGCGGGGGTCATCCTCCGCGCGGGCCCTGTCATCCGTCCGGGGACCGGCTTGATTTCTTATGAGAGACGGAACGATGGAGGGATCATTTTTTCCGCACTGGCCAACCCGGAGGTTGAGCCGGGAATCCAAGTCCTAGTCCAAAACGATTTTGGAAAACCTTTTGGGGAGCCCGTCTATAGGGTGGAGCGCGTGACTTTCACGGGTTCCACGGTGGGTGAGTCTCTCATGGAGGTTGAGGCGGCAAAGGTGATCACACTCTAATGGGAAACCGCGAAAACCGGACCGGGGTTTTTGAGCTTGGACAAAATCCGGAGCTTGCGGACCTTTTTCGTGTGGCTCTCCGCGGCCTCACGTTGGCCCTCCGGACTCACACGGTGGGGACGGTGGTGGCCTATAACCCGGCCACCCAACGCGCCACGGTCCGCGTGGACATTCTACAAGTGATCAAAAATCTCAACGCGGTCCCCACCGCGGTGAACCCCAACCCAACGTCCACTCAAATCCCCGTGGTCCTCACTAACATCCCCGTGGCTTGGCCGCGGTCCGGTGGCGGATATCTCACTTTCCCCTTGGCCACCGGGGACACGGGAGAATTACACGTCCAAGACCGGACCCTCCAACAGTGGACCGCGCTTGGACAAGCCACGGACCCGGTGGGAGCTTTCACCCACTCCTTGGCGGACTCCATTTTTCACCCCAACGTCCACCCGGACACAAAACCGATCACGCCACCCACGGACCTCACGGCCGCGGTCCTCCACCATGACCTCCGGATCAAATTGGGACGCGCGGCCGCGTTGGGCGTCGCACGGTTGACGGACACCACCTCCCCCGGGCCCTCCATGGCTTTGTGGGAGGCCCAAGTCACGGCCGCCTTGGTCGCCATGGCGGCCTTTTTCAACGCGGCCCCGGGCCCGGTACTCTCCGCGGGACCCGGGACGGTCCCCGTTTTTCCAACCAACACACCCACGGACTTGGGGGTCATCTCCTCCGCGTCCGTCAAGACTCTCACGGAGTAACCCATGGATCTCACACTCACGGACTATGATATGGACCTCACAAATGGAGATCTCTCCTTTGTGGATGGCCGGGCCGCAATCGCTCAAGACGTCCAAATGAATCTCCGGACGTGGTTGGGAGAGACTGTCTACGACACCACCGCGGGGGTCCCTTGGCTCCAAGTGATCTTCAAAGGGAAAAACCCGAATTTGGATTCCGTCAAATTCATCTTGGAACAAAATATCCTCCGGAGGCCCGGTGTCACGGGGGTGGAACTCTCCCTAGACTTTGACCGGGACGCGCGCGTCCTCAATGTCTCCGGGACCTTGGAGAGCATTGACGGAGAGATAGATTTCTCCGAACTGATTGAGGTAACACCATGAGTCTCGCACTAACCCCGGCCGGTCTCTCCACCCAAACCCAAGCGGAGATCGTGGATGAACTAACCGCGAAGATCCGCGCCACGTTTGGCAATAACACCAACACCTCAACCGCCTCCATCATGGGCCAATTGGTCAATATCGTGGCGGAGTTTCGCGCGTTGGACCAACAAATCCTCTTGGCGGTCTATCGCCGTTTTGATCCCAACTCCGCGGTTGGTGTGGCCTTGGATGCTTTGGCCGCGCTCACGGGGTCCGTCCGCAAAGGCGCCACCGTCTCCGTGGTGGACGTGGTCTTTGAATTCTCCGGGCCCGGGATCGTGAACGATGGAGACCTATTCCAAAACGATGACACCTCCACCCAATGGGTGGCCACGGGTGGACCCTACACGGACACGGGTGGACCCTATCCGGAGGACGTCCCCGGGACCTTGGCGGCCGTGGACCCGGGCCCACTCATTGCAAACTCCCCCACCGCTTGGTCCCTCATCACCGTCAACCCGGCTTTGGCCGGGGTCACAAATCCGGTGGATGATGCCAACCCGGGCCAGCTCCAAGAGACGGACGTGGATTTCCGCCTCCGGCGCCAGATCGAATTATTCGGGGGAAACGTGGGAGGGCTTGCGGCCATCCGCGCGGTGGTCTCCAGGGTGGACGGGGTCACCTCCGTCCGCGTCTATCATAACCCGGCCACCCCCGGCTTTGATGCGGACGGGATTCCCTTTAAGGCTTTCAATGTAGTGGTGGAGACCAACCCGTCTCCCCCGGGAGTCCCTCTCCAAGAGACGATCGCGGACTCAATTCTCAATTCCCTTGGCGCGGGTGGTGAGGCCTTTGGGACGGATTTTCCCCTCACGCGTTCGGATTCTGAGGGAGTCCTCCAACCCGTGGCCTTTGACCTCATTGACGTGGTGGATGTCTTTGCAAAAATCACCGTGGACACCACGGGGACGGAGCAAGTGATCTCAACCAACTTGGCGGCCGTGGTGGCGGAGGCCGTCTTGGAAAAGGCGCAAGAGGATTTTTCTGGGATTGGCCAAAACCAATTGGGGTTTCAGTATTCCGCGATCGTCTCCGATCTCCAAGAGTCCGGAGAGATCACCGGGGTGGTGAGCGTGTTGGTGGAACTCTCCCGCGTGGCTATCGTGGGTCCGTTTGTGGACCCGGTGGAGATCGGAATCCGTGAGCGTCCGGACTTTGACGCGGTCAATATCTTGGTGGTGGTCCTCCCATGAGGTGGGGAGAGCTTTGGGGATTGGGCTCCCTTTGGGGGTTGGGCTCCGGGACCGGGCCAGCGGAGTTTTGCGCGCTTGCGGATGAGCGCGTCCTCATCCAAATGGATGATGAGACGACCAACCGGAAATTCCGGGATCTCATTTGTATTTTTGTGGAGGGCCTTGGTCACTTCGCGGACGTGTGCCAAGACGTTAGTTTGGGCTTTGACGTCACCACCGCCACCGGCCAACAATTGGATTTCATTGGGGCCGTGGTGGGACTCCCGCGCCAAGGATTCCCGGATACCCGGTATCGTGTTTTCCTCACCATCCAAATTGACCTCATCCTCACGGCCATCCGTGCGGACGCAAATTGGACCGGGACTCACAATAACATTCTAAAAATTGCGCGGACCTTTGTGGGACCTCTAGCTCCGCCGATCACTCTCTCCAATCTCCCACCCTATTCCTTTTCGTTGGACGTCCCGGGCTTGGTCCTCTCCGAACTCCTCATTTTGGTCAATTTCATTTGCGCGGCTTTGTACGCGGGAGTATTGGGCCAAGTGACTTTCATTTTGGCCGGGGACTCTCTTTGGAATTCGGACTCCGTGGTGGTCCCAAGTGGTGGGGATTGGTGTTCCGATTCCGTCCCGGTGGTCCCCTGCGCCACGTGGTCCCTCTCCGTCCCAATCGGCTCTCAACCCTGCGGATGATTTTCTCATGGCAACAAAACCCGGAACATTTTTCACCCACGCGACTCAACTCCTCTATTCGGTGGGACCGGCCGCGCCTCTCAATCCGACAAAACTCCCGGTCCCGGATCTCCTCAATGGGTACGTCCCCGGCCAAGGGGTGAGCGCGGAGCAAGTCAACCAACAAATGCACATCATTGGTGATTGGCTCACCAATTGGCTCATCCTCGGCTCCGCGGTGGCCGGGGTGGATGCCCACTTGGTTGAGACCAACGGGGTAGGGGAGATCAGTGTGGCCACCGGAATCTTTGGCGGGACGCTCGCGGCCGGTCCGGGCTTGGTGGTCCAAGAAAACGCGGGCATTCAATCCGCCACAATTTTCAACTCCGACGCAAATGGGAACGCGTTGGAGATCGGCGCTACGTCCACCATCGCCGCGTGCATTGTCACAAACAATGGAGTTGGAGTCGGGCTCACGGTGGACTCCGTGGGTGGTGAGGGCGCGCGCGTCACCGCGGGAGGGACCGGCCAAGGTCTAACCGCCACGGGTGGCTCCGGTGGAGGCTCCGGTGGAGTCTTTGCCGGTGGGGGCGCCACGGGCCACGGGGTGGATGCGTCCGCCTCCGGGGCCAACGCATCCGCGGCCGTTTTTACGGGAGACAATGCATCCACGGAGGCGGCCGTCCAAGTCCTCCGGTCCGGAGGAGGCTCTCCCTTGCGTGGCTCCATCTTTTTGGAGCCAACCGCGGAGCCAACCGCTCCCCTTGATGGTGATTTGTGGAAACGGCCGGGGGCCACCGGCTTTGGACGCGGCCGGGTCCAATGGTGGGATGATGATGGTGGAGCCGGTGGTGGTTCGCAAGGTGTCCAAACCGCTTGGAGCACGGCCGGGGGTATGGGTTACGGGTACGCGGACTCCCTTGGGGACTCCTCCGAAAATGCGGGAGTGGCCACCCCCAAGGTCTCCACCAATCTTGGAGCCTCCACGTCCCCCGGGCTCCCCGGTGGGGACTATATCATTGAGTTTTCCGGGCTCACCCGTATCTCCGCGGGCCTTGCAAGCCGCACCATGGTGGAATTCCATGATGCGGGTGGACTCATTGACCAAGTGGAGGAGGACTATGCGGCACTGGGCCAGAAAAAATCCTTCTTTTTCCAGCACAAAATCACCCTCCCCCCGGGGGGGACCAACCTCCTTTCCATCCGTTTCTATAGTGTGGGAGGCGCCGGGACCTCCGTGATTTCCCAAGCCAAGATTGTGGCGCGTGGGGCCTACGAGTAGGAGTCAACCATGGTGAGCCTCCCCAAGAAAAAGTCCGCCAAAAAGCCGGCCGCCAAAAAGCCGGCCGCCAAGAAAAAGGCCATCAAGAAAAAGGCGGCCCCCAAGAAAAAGGCCACGCAAATGGAAAGCCTCAATCTTTCCCTCACGGATGACCTAGTCCGGGAGGCTTGTAAGATTGTGGAGGCGGGAAATTTCCGAAAGGTGGCGGCCCAACGTCTTGGGGTCCCTATGTCCACTTGGAATTCTTGGCTCCAACGTGGGAAAAAGGAACTCCGGGAATTTTCGTCCGGCAAGCGCACTAGCGTCACCGTCAAGGCTTCCTTTGTCCGGGAGTTGGACAAAGCGGAGGGGAGGTGTCACGCGCGTCTCCTCCAAGACGTTATCTCCTCCGACTCCATCCAGGCCAAACAGTGGTTTTTGGAGCGTCGCTACAATAAATTGTATTCCAAGAATCCCAACGCTCACATTGATGATGAGACGGGGGAGGAGTCCAAGGTGGACGCGTTGGAGATCTTGGCGGATAAACTCCGGACCCTCATGGACCCCTAATGCTCCCGGATATCGTCACGCGTTTGGGTCCGTTGACGGACGCAAAAATCCAAAGGCTCATTGGGTCTTTGGACCATGAGGAGGCCACCGCGATCCTCTCCGATTGGAGGCTTTGGCGCCTCCCCTATCAGGCCCTCCCACCGGGTGAGTGGCGGAGGTGGGTTTTCCGTGCGGGACGTGGCACGGGGAAAACCTACACGGGAGCCAAGACCACCAATGAGGTGGCCCGGGATCGGAGACTCATCCGCACGGGTGAGATCGGGATCATTGGCCGCACCCATGCGGACGCACGTTTCACTATGGTCGAGGGTCCGTCCGGAATTCTTGCCACCGCGGCCCCGGATTTTCGTCCCACGTGGGAGCCGGGAAATGGACTCCTCACCTATCCCAACGGGGTCCGCGCGCGCATCTATTCCGCGGATAAACCGGAGTCTCTCCGCGGAGCCAATTGGGCTTGGGTTTGGGCGGATGAGCCGGCCCACTGGGTCAACTTTGCCAAAACGTGGTGGGAGGTGGTGGAGCCGGCCCTCCGCGTTGGGTGGGCCCGTGCCATGCTCACCTCCACCCCTCTCCCCGCGTCCGAACTAAAAGCTTTGGAGGAGGAGTCCGGGTCCATTACCACGCGGGCCCGCAATTTTGATAACGTATATTTGGCCCGGTCCGTCCGTGAGGGTCTCCGGGACCACTACGCGGGGACACGGATCGGCCGCCAAGAGTTGGACGGAGAGTATCTCTCCACCAATGAAAACGCGCTTTGGACCTCGGAGAGCATTGAGGACAATCGCGTTTCGGAGGTCCCCGTGGACTTGGTCCGCGTGGTGGTGGCCGTGGACCCGGCCGTCACCGCTAACAAAAACAGCGATGAGACGGGGATCGTGGTGGCCGGGATTGACACGGATGGCCGTGGATATGTCTTGGACGATCGGACCCTCAAAGGCTCTCCCCTCCAATGGGGCAAGATGGCCGTGGCCTGTTATCACCGCTGGAAAGCGGACCGCATTGTCCCGGAGGTAAACAATGGGGGAGACCTAGTGGTCCAAAATATCCGTGGACTTGACCACCGCGTCCACGTCACCCCCGTCCGCGCCTCCCGTGGCAAGGTCACGCGCGCGGAGCCTATCGCCGCATTGTACGAGCGCGGTCTCATTTCCCACGTGGGACACTTCCCAGAGCTTGAGGATCAACTCACCTCTTGGGACCCCACCTCCTCAAAGAGTCCGGACCGCCTTGACGCGCTCGTTTGGGCTTTCCACGCTCTCCTCCTCTCCGACAAAAGACCGGCCGGACCTCTCCGGGCCTACTTATAGGATCACAATGACCACCCCAATCTACAAAGCGGACTCCTACGCAAACATGCTCACCGGCTTGGCCGGTCCAAAAGATAAATCCTCCTATGGGTTTTTCCAAGAGCGGCCCTTTTTGGAGACGGAGACCCTCTCCGCGCTTTACGAGCAGGACGCTATCGCGGCCCGCGTGGTGGACCGCGTGGTGGATGATGCTACGCGGGAGGGGTTCTTTTTGACGGGGGAGGATGAGGCCGTGGACTTTGCCTCCGTCCAAAGCGAGTTGGAGGACCTTGACGCTCTCAACGCGGTGGCGGATGCGTGGCGGTGGTCTCGTTTATACGGTGGAGCCCTCCTCATCATGGTGGTCAATGATGGGGGAAAAATGGACAAGCCTCTCAACTTGGACAAGGCCAATAAACTCTCATCTCTCCAAGTGGTGGAGTCTCAATTCGTGACCCCTGTGGGTTTCAATCCGGGGCTTGGTTCGCGCGCCTTTAGACGTCCGGAGTGGTATGAGATCTCCGGACTTGCTCTTGGGGAGGCGGGGAAAGATAAGGAATCCAAAAAAGTCCACCGCTCCCGGGTGATCCGTTTCGATGGTGTCCGCGTTGCACCCTCCCGGATGATTGAGAAAAACGGTTGGGGGCCGTCCGTGCTTGATCGGATTTATGAGCAG